ATGGGTAAGTTGATGAATAAATTGGATAACTTTGATTCACCAAGTCAAACAGGTGTGAAAGCCATTGAAGTAGATATTAAAAAAGAGATTGCAATCGGTAAAGCTGATATGAGTAGTATTAAATCAGAAGAAGTAAAAGGTAAGGTAAACAATAAACTTGATAAACTTAAAAAATTGAGAAGACGAAATGGCCGTTAACAAAATTACAAATAGTCAAACACTTAATAAAGAATCAGTTAATAGAGCTGAACAAATATCTGCTAAAGATAATAAAGTTCGTGGTAATGCTGCTCAATCAATTAATCCTGGTAAAGATTTTACTAAAAACTTTTCTGTAACATTGAAAGATATCGACACCTCTGTAATGACACATATTAAAGATGTAATGAAACCTAGAATTAAAGAGGCTAATGAAATAATAAAAGTACCTGTGTTTTATGGTAATGAGGAAAGATGGAAAGCCGTAAGACAAAGAGGTGTGTTGAGAGATAAAAATGGTGTATTAATTTTACCATTAATTATGTTTAGGAGAACGGATGTTTCTTTTGATGACGCGATGCCAATGTCTTTTGACCATGATGTAAAAGGTGAATTTATAAAAGTAGCTAGAAGTAATAAATGGAGTAAAGATAATCAATATGATAGATTTTCAGTTCAGCGAGGCATAAAACCAGTACAAGAAATTGTATACACTGGAATGCCAGACCATGTTGTTTGTAATTACTCAGTTGTAATGATGACTAATTTTATAGAACAAATGAATATATTAAACGATTTATTTCTTGAACACATTGGAACTTATTTCGGTGATTCAGAACAATATAAATTTTTATCACGATTAGATGGTGGTTTGAGTGATGCTTCAGAAATGAATAGAGAAGGAGAGAGATTAATTAAAACAGAATTTAGTTTATCTATAAAAGCTTATGTAATACCTGAATTTACAAGTAATATATTTGGAACAACTGCTGAAACTACAAAAGGATTAACACCTTCACGAGTAACATTTGGATTTGAGGGTGATGCTACCGATAAACAAGTAGGAAAATAATTTACTTGTTTTTAAATTTTATATATATTTATATATAGTTATATATTAATTCATAATTGGAGGTTATAAATGCCAGAAGAAGTAAAATTCACAGACGAAGAACTTAAACAAGTTCAAAACATTCAAACATCATATGCTGATGTTACAAATAAATTCGGCCAACTTAAATTAGCACAAGTTAGATTAGATAAACAAGAAGTTGATTTAGAGGATGCTTTACAAAAAATTCAATCAGATGAACAAATTTTTCTCGATGGAATTACAAAAAAATACGGACAAGGAACTTTAAATCCTGAAACAGGCGTATTCACACCAACTGAAAATAAATCATAATAATTAAAAAAAAATTATTGTTTTGAGTTTAAATTGTATATTTATATATGAATAATACTAATGCGCAAAATAGTATACCTCAAAAATTAAAAAAGTTAACTTAGGAGAAATTCAATGGCCGAAAAAATTATAAGTCCAGGTGTATTTACAAATGAGATAGACCAGACTTTCTTACCTTCCGCTGTTGCTGATATTGGAGCTGCATTAATCGGACCAACCCTCAAAGGTCCTGCAGGAATCCCAACCGTTGTAACATCATTTTCTGATTTCCAAGCAAAATTCGGAGATGTTTTTAAATCAGGTTCAGATTCAGTCCAATTTTTAACATCACACGCAGCTGAAGAGTATCTTAAAAATTCAGATACATTAACCGTAGTTAGAGTTATGGATGGTGCATTTTCACCAGCGACTGCTGAAATTGGGACTGATGGTAGTACAGTAGCAGCTACAAAAGCAACAGGTTCTTTTAATATATCAGGAACTTTCCTTACAGGACAAGATGATGAAGTTCAAATTACAGTAGGTGGAACAGAATTTAGATTTATAGCTACTGACCCTGTTGGTGGAATACCAGTAGATAGTTCACCAATATTCTTTTTCGCGACTGGTTCAAACACAGGTTCATCAGTAACAGCTGGTGGTGGTGGACTACTTGTAAATGAAATCAACTCAGCTGGGATTGGTGTATCAGCTAGTTTTACACAAACAGCTACTCATGGAAGATTAGAGTTTACTGCATCAGATGCTGGTGTCGCTGGAAACAATATTTCAATTGATACTGGTTCAGGTACAACTTTTAGTGATATATTAACATTATCATCAGGTACAAATACTGGTGGTTCTACTTCAAATTCATTTGTATTAGAAACATTAGCTGATGGTACAATAATGAATAATGCTGATACAACTGCGAGAACAAATAATATATTAATAAGTGGTTCAAAACATAACATAAGATATGAAGTAACTAATGTAAATAAATCAAAAGGTACTTTTACATTGTTAATTAGAGCTGGAAATGATAATGTTAAAAGAAAACAAACACTTGAAACTTTTAATAATGTATCATTAGACCCAAATGCAACAAACTTTATATCAAAAGTAATTGGTGACCAAAAACAAAATGTAAAAACAGATGATGGTGTGAAATATTTACAATTGACTGGTTCTTATGCAAATGCATCAAGATTTGTAAGAGTAAAAAATGTTGTTTCACCAACAATCGATTATTTAGATGAAAATGGTAACATTAGAGATAATGCTTTATCAGCTTCATTACCAATAGTTGGTAGTGGTTCATCAAATGGTGGATTTACTGGTGGTGCAGATGGATTTAGTGGATTTGATGCTTTAGGTAATCATAATGGAACTAGAACAGGTGTAACACCTGCTAATTTCTATGAAAACATAGAAGAAAACAATTCACAAGGTTTAGACCCAACTGCTACTGGAGAGGGCTTAGATGGATACACAGACGCTCTTGATTTAATCGCTAATCAAGATGAATTTGATGTTAATTTAATCTTATTACCTGGTATTGTTGACGCAGTTCACACATCTGTAGCAGCTAAAGCAATAGACGTGTGTGAATCAAGGGGTGATTGTTTTACAATTTTAGACCCAGTTGTTTATGGTTCAACTTTATCTGCAGCTACTGCAAGAGGTGAAGCTAGAGATTCTAACTTTGCAGCAATGTACTGGCCATGGGTAAAAGTTCCTGATTCACAAGTTGCTGGAACACAAAGATGGGTACCGCCTTCAGTTGTATTAGGTGGAATCTACGCATTCAATGATAGAGTAGCTCATCCATGGTTTGCTCCTGCTGGTTTGAATCGTGGTGGAATCACAACCGCTATACAAGCTGAAAGAAAATTAACACAAGGTAATCGTGATGATTTATATGATTCAAATGTTAATCCAATTGCTACATTCCCTGGACAAGGGGTGACTGTATTTGGACAAAAAACATTACAGAAAAAATCATCAGCATTAGATAGAATTAATGTAAGACGATTATTAATTAGAGTTAAGAAGTTTGTTGCGAGTTCATCAAGATTCTTGGTGTTTGAGCAAAATACAGCAGCTACAAGAAGAAGATTCTTAAGTATTGTTAATCCATTCTTAGAACAAGTACAATCACAAAGTGGTTTAAGTGCATTTAGAGTGGTGATGGATGAAACGAATAATACACCAGATACAATTGATAGAAATCAATTAGTTGGACAATTATTCTTACAACCAACAAGAACTGCTGAGTTTATTGTATTAGACTTTACAATACAACCAACTGGTGCTTCTTTTCCAGAATAATAGTTAGTTAAATAACAAATAAAAAGGGATTTATAGAAATATAAGTCCCTTTTTTTTATATTTATTGATATTTATATATGAATTAAAGGTTTAAGTATTTAATAGGAGAATATAAATGGCCGAATTATTAGAACCACAAGATATAATGTTTACCCCGTTTGAGCCAAAACTCAAAAACAGATTTATTATGCAAATTGACGGAATTAATGCATATTTAATAAAAACTATGAATCGTCCACAAATTGATTCAGATGAAGTGATTTTAGAACATATGAATGTAACAAGATATGTTAAAGGTAAGTCAAGATGGCAACCTTTAGATATTACATTATATGACCCAATCGTACCATCAGGTGCTCAACAAGTAATTGAATGGATTAGATTACATCACGAATCAGTTACTGGTAGAGATGGATACTCTGATTTTTATAAAAAAGATATTACGTTTAACCTTTTAGACCCAGTTGGAGCTGTAATTGAAGAATGGGAGTTAAAAGGAGCATACATTCAATCAGCTAATTTTGGTGATTTGGATTTTGCGTCAAGTGACCCAGTAGAAATAGCTTTAACATTAAGATATGACTACGCGATACTTAAATTCTAATAAATACTTAAAATGAACTAATAGAAAAACCCTTGATAAAAAAATTGAGGGTTTTTTTATTTTATATATATTTATATATGAAATGAGGATGTTTATATGAAATCGACATTTGAAGAAATAATTGAAGTGGTTTTAGAACACGAAGGTGGTTATGTAAATGACCCTGATGATGCTGGGGGTGAAACCAAATATGGAATTGCTAAAAGATGGTATCCTGATGTGGACATTAAAAATCTTACCAAAGAACAAGCTAAAAAAATATATCATACAGACTATTGGAGACGAGGTAAGTGTGATGATGTTCCTCCA